TGATTGTATTGCAGAGTACAAAGGTAAACTTGCAGTAATTGATTTTAAAACTTCTGCAAGATTAAAATCTCGTGATGATATTCATGGATATTTTATGCAAACATCTGCTTATGCAGTTGCGTTTGAGGAAAGAACAGGAATTCCTGTTGGTAAAATGGTTGTCATAATGGGTGTTGATGATAACGATCCTCTTATCTTTGAAGAAAACAGAGATGACTGGATTGGTGAATTCAAAAAGTTGCGACAAGAATATAAACGTGTTAAAAATATTTGACATTATTGAGAAAGTAGGGTATAATGTTATTACAAGCTGAAATTGCACCAAATATAATTATATTGCAAGAACGCACTCTTCCTGAAGGATGGAAAGAGGGAGATATATTTAAAGTTATTATTGGTGCGAATGGACAAGTTACACTAATCAAGTCAACAAAAGATGGTGTAATGTAAGAATTGCTGTATGAAGCAATGAGAAAGGTGTTCTGGACGTGGGTTCGATTCCCACCACCTCCACCATAGCATACTGGACGATCCGTTCTGGAAGCAAACATTATATAACGTGAAGCGTAATATGAATGGCTAGTGTGCTATGTTGGGGGTGACTAGGTTTCGACAGGGCAATGAGTAACAGAGTGGACAGCACGACACAGAGAGTCGTAAAAAGTAAAAAACGTAAACGCAAACGACGCACAGTTCGCATTAGCAGCCTAAACGCTGCTTAGGGTTTCGGTAGGTTTCCTCGTAACAGAATAACCTACCACGAATTAGTAAGTCTTTGCTACACAACAGCAACCGATATCCTTTGATATCTTGTACTGTAATGATAGTGACGAACTGATAGTAGATGTTAACTAAACTTTTATGAAAAGGGAAATACAAATGAAAGCATTACTAACTGCAGTACTAATGATGTTCGCAACAGTTTCTTTCGCAGCAGAACCTGCAAAGAAAGCAGATGCTAAACCAGCTGAGAATACTAACTGCGTCAAGAAAGACAAAGATGGTAAGTGTCCTCCAGCACCAAAGGGTGACAAGCCAACACCAAAAGCACCTGCTAAGAAAGAAGAAGCAAAGAAATAATTATACCTAAATAATTATACACAGAGGGTTGGGAGAACCCTACAAAACTCCCATTTTACACACAACACAGAAAGGAAGTAAAATATGAGTAACATGACTCCGTTCGAGATTCGCCTTGAACTACTAAAAATGGCGAAAGACATGCTTAACGATGAATACTATGGTAAGCGTGAACAAATTAGCAACGACTGGCACGTAAAGGTCGACTCTGCTAAAATTAATGGTGGAACTATTCCTGAACATCCTGGATTCCCACCATACCCAAGTGAAGCTGAAATCATTGCGAAAGCAACTGCTCTCAATGGTTTTGTTTCCAACATCCCACTAGATACAAAGACTAACAAGAAGTCCACCTGATAGGGATTGGAGTGTGCTCACGCACACTCTTTAACTTACTAAGGAGATTTATGCAATTAATCCGAGTAACACTCATTTCAATAGCAGTAATGATTGCTGTAACTGCTGCTGTTACATTTTATGATAAAGGATATACCATACTTGATATTAAATATGGTCAATTGACTAGCGATGCTAAAAAACAAGTAGATTGTCTAGCAGAAAACATTTATTATGAAGCTGGACACGAATCAAGAGATGGACAAATCGCTGTAGCGATGGTCACTATGAATCGAGTGAATGATCCGAGATTCCCCAAAGACATTTGCAGCGTCGTTAAACAAAAAACGCAAGGTACTTGTCAATTTACATGGTTTTGTGAACAAAGAAAATCTATTAACTCTGAAATTTATAGAAAAAATTTAGAGGTTGCATTACACGTTTATGCAAATTATGAAAATCTAACGGATAATACATATGGCGCAAAATTCTACCATGCAGATTATGTAAATCCTAGATGGAAACTAGAAAAAACAGTAGTTATTGGTAGGCACATTTTTTATAAGGATTGATGGTGGCAAGTATGATGCAAAAATTGAATTTACAGGTTAAAGAAGAACAGACACGTCATTCGTTTTTTCTTTTAATGGAAGAGGTATCTCTTGCTACAACTAAGCAAGCAGTTGAATGGGTCTTCGAATGTAATTTTCAAGAAGAACGACCAGATATGCTAAACTTAATTATTTGTTCTCCAGGTGGAGATTTAAATGCAGCATTTGCTTTAGTTGACACAATGCGTGGGTCTGCTATTCCTATTAGAACTATTGGTCTTGGTCAAATTGCATCAGCAGGTCTTATGATTTTTATTGCTGGTGAGAAAGGTAGCAGGATTCTTACACCAAACACTTCCATTTTATCACATCAGTATTCATGGGGTGCGTTTGGTAAAGAACATGAATTATTTGCAACAGTTAAAGAATTTGATTTAACTACTAAGCGCATGATAAGTCATTACAGAAAGTGCACAGGGTTGTCTGAGAAAAAGATTCGTGAGGTTCTCTTGCCACCACAAGATATGTGGTTATCCGCAAACGAAGCAAAAGAATTGGGAATATGCGATGCAGTTAAAGACATTACTTAAATATGTAAAATATTCAGGAGTATGGGTTAACTTTGCTCTAAATCCATTTCATTGGTCATTTAGATCAGAGTTTATGCATCCTGATGATTTAAATCCAAAAATGCGAGGTATATACCTAGTTATTGGATTTATTTCTGTCAGGATTATTATTGATGATGGAAGTTGGTAAAAGGAGAAAATATGCCAGAATTAACTAACAACAAAGACAAACTTGGGTTTATTATTGGCGCAACGCTAATTGTAATAACAGGAATTATTTGTTTGACATTTTATAATTATTATCAAACATTGGCAATTAAGTCAAATATCGAATCGGCTATCGTTAAAGGAATTGACCCAGTAGCAGTAAAATGCGCATATTCCAGTGGCGATGTTATGTGTGTAGCCTATGCAGTGGCTCATGGACAAGGAAATACTCCTAAAAAATAACCCTACATTCTAAGGGGTTATCTAACTCGTTGATTTTATACGAGTTTTTTAGGGGGTTTACAATAAATCAGTTCTAGGGTATAATAATACTATGACGATTGAAAAGGAACTGTTATGAAATATCGTGTTATTGTAAATGGCGTCTCGTTCTACACTACTGGTGCTGCAATTAAACGTGGTGTTGGTGATAACGTGTCAGTAAATACTGTTGTAAGACAATTGTTTGAAAATATGTTCAACGCAATTGGCATTGCTTCTACCATGACAGTATATGACCATAAAATGGACCGAGTGAAGTATGACGTCCAAATATCTAAAGTATAACTTTACTTTAATTCAATAATCGAGTATAATTATATTATGATTTTTATTCACACTGGTCTTGGTCGATCCAAGAAACGTAAGCCAAATGCCAAGCAGCGAGAGTTGCAAGCATCATGGGATGCCATGCTAAAGAAGTATGCCACGAAGACTGTTGCTCCTAAAAAGCAACAACTCAGTGACGTATACTCACTTGGAGTGCCTGCTCGTCGGGAGACGCCTAAGATTCCAAGTCTTCCCTTTACTGCTGGTCCATGCACTAAAGCACCTGACAAGGTGTATACTGGAACTGCTATCAAAGGTATTGGTACCATGCACAAGTCAAACGCTGTTCCGATCTTCAGTGACGAACAGGCTGTTGACATCGCTAAGATGAGGAGAGGATAATGGATAAACGCTATCGCTATGTGCATCCGTCATATAAAAGTATAACATATACTGTGAATGATGGAAGTGGTACTGTTGATCTAACTCAATTTCTAAATCAATTACATTCTACTCAGTTAGATTATATTGATGAAGCACTTGAGAAATCTGATCTCAAAGAAGCAAACGATGTTATCGCTTATATTAAAGGAAAGATAAATAATGAACCCCAAGTATAATAAACTTGTTGCAGCAAGTGCTGCTGGTGATGTGAAACTTATGCAGGAAATTTACATCAGTTTGTTGAACGACAAAATGAAACTTGATAAATTTTTCAGCATGTATCTTGACAAAGTCGGGAATAAAATGGATCCCGAAAAGACGGATACTAATATCTGGAAATTATATCGTGAAAAATCTAATGAATACTCTGAACTAAATCATGCTATCAACTCAGCCAATTACTACATCAATAAACACGCTAAGAATGTTTAAAACATCAAACGAATTTTCTCTCTACATTGAACAGGTAGTGAACCAGAAACGCATCACGCATATGGACGCTATCCTAGAATATTGTAAAGAAAATTATCTTGAGCCAGAAGATATTGCTAAATTAGTCAATAAATCTTTGAAGGAAAAGGTAGCTCTTAATATGCAAGAGCTAAATTATCTACCAAAAAAAGCACAGTTGGATGTTTAAATCATATTTTTTTATTGGTGTGTTCACTATTCTTTGGGCATCATTTATTATATTTTTAATTATGATTCAGCCCAAACAAGGTGTTCAAGTTATTAATTGTTCTATCTCTGAAATATCTCCAGATTTTACACCTGCGATGAGAGAAGCATGTAGGAAAGCAAGAAGTGGACGGATTTAAAGCGTATAAGTATTACATAGCGGTCAAACTCCATTTCACCAAAGATAATTTCGATGTATTTAAAAATCGTGGTAACCTAAAGGGAACACGAGATGCATTTAATGCAAGGAACGATCGTTTAATGTTCGAGAAACTTGCAAGAAAATTTCCAGTTGATAAGGATTTGATACAATATTATGTGGCAAACTTTGCTTATGGAAATGATACTGCAGTTTATTCTATGGAAGAAGCAGATAGTAATTTGGTTGAGTGGAATCGCAGAAAGCAAAGTATTACCAAGATTTTCTCTGACGATTGCAACAAAATATTATTGGATGCTTGCAAGAATAAACTTAAATACAAAGATATATTTAATTTGACAAATAAAGGATATTGTAGTATACTTAAATTATTCCTAGGAAATCAGATATCACTTGAAACTGTCAGAATTATCGATGACTTTCATCCTATGATTGATACTTGGAAAAATAACTCATCAATGCTCTTACTTTGGGAAAATGAAATACGTAGGATAGAAAAATCTAAAGGTTTTGTGAAATACGATAAACGTAAAGTGGAAACTGTCTTTAATACATTTTTGGAAGAAGTAAACGAGTTGTAAAATGGGTAAAACTTGGACTAATCATTCGAAGAAATTCGATGATGAACAACCCAGTAAGCGATCTGGGAAACATGCTAAACACTCTAATAATAAAAAGAGTGGAGGTATGAAAACGCTAAATAGTTATGTTGAAGAAGATTATGATGATCCTTTCGAGGATGACATTGAATTAGATGATGAGATTTTCATACAACATAATACTGATAATACTAACAATACTCCGTAAATACGAAAGGTAATAAACATGGATATTCAAACACTTCGCAAAATGCGCAATTCTGACTTCGGCAAAATCGCTGGAGAGTTCGAGAAAATCGCAAATCCCCAAACCCAAACTAAGTCATATGCTGACGATCGCTTCTGGAAACTAGAAGGTGATAAAGCAGGTAATGGTACAGCTACCATTCGCTTTCTGCCACGTGTAGAGGGTGACGAGTTGCCATGGGTTCGTATCTTTTCTCATGGGTTCCAAGGTCCAACTGGGAAATGGTATATTGAAAATTCTCTCACTACTCTTGGTGAGAATGACCCTGTTGGTGAATTGAACACCAAACTTTGGAACAGTGGTTCTGATGCAAACAAGAAAATTGCTCAAGCACAAAAGCGTAAACTAAGTTTTATCGCTAACATTCTTGTTGTTTCTGATCCTAAGCATCCTGAGAATGAAGGAAAGGTATTCCTATTTAAGTTCGGTAAGAAAATCTTTGATAAGATTATGGACAAAGCACGTCCTACTTTTGAAGATGAACAACCAGTTAATGTGTTTGACTTCTGGGAAGGAGCGAACTTCAAACTGCGTATGCGCAAGAAAGATGGTTTTACTAACTATGATGAATCTGCTTTCGCTGAACCATCTACAATCTCCACTGACGACGAAGCAATTCTAAAGATCGCTAACTCTCAACACAAACTTTCTGAGTTCCTAGATCGTAAAAACTTCAAGTCTTATGATGAATTGAAACGAAAGCTCGAGGAAGTTCTTTCTGGTGATTCTTTTGCGAGTAAGTCTGCAGCAGAAATTGCTGAGGAAGATCGTCCAGTTGCTGAAGCACCAAAGATCGCAAGTAAACCTGCGCCAGCTATGGCATCAGCAGACGATGATGAGGATGTAATGTCTTATTTTGCTAAGATTGCTAAGGAAGATTAAACTAATCCCATGCAAGTGCGTGAGGGGAGCTTCGGCTCCCCTTTTTTATGTTGCGAATCGTGTTTTGATATAACGATTCATTGTTTGTTCTTGATTACGAACAGGTAATTGAACAACTTGATTGTTTGTAGTTTTGTTATTTGTTACTGGAGCAACTACAGTACTTCCTCCTCCACCAGCTGTTCCCATGATAGAAGTTCTTGCTCCATCATTTGCAGCAGATTGATTAGAAACGAAGTTTGCTTGTCCCATAGCTGCACCCATAGCAGCAATTTTTTCAACTGGTAATGCAGCAATGGCTTTAATATTTTCTGGTTTAATATCAGAGAATAATTTTAAGCCAGTACCAAGTTTCTCAACTCCAACACCTGCTTTTTCAATATTTGGTCCAGCGTTTCCTAATGCTAAAATTTGATCGACAGGATTTTTCTGTCCACCCATGAATGATAAGAACCCACTTACCAAATTACTTAATCCCTGAGCCACGTTGGCAGCAGCGAAGGTAAGCATACCACCAGATATAGCAGCCAATCCTAATCCAACCTGAATCATATTGGCACCATCTAGTTTCGATAGACGTTCAATAGAATTTGTTATAGCATCGATAGTTCCAATGATAGAATCTGCTATTGTTTTAATAACACCCATCACTACATCACCAACAGCTGTTATAACATTTGGTATTTGTTCTATCGCAGACACGAATACGTTTTGAACAACGTCTGCTACTTTAATCAAAACTGGAGCGAATGCTTCCATAAATGGTGCTGCAAATTGTAATGCTTTACCAAGACCCATTAGTG